CTCGGTTTGAAAAATGCCATAACTGGAAATTTATACCCAGGAAATAACATTATACAAAAACCAAATCGTTGGTTAAATTCCGTATCTTTTAATATTGGAATTGAAAGTGATTTTGCAGATGGTGATCTACAATTTAAAGAAATATTGTTACGTCCGCGGACATTTTGTGAACAATATTGGCCATTTCCATCAAAAACCAATGTGCCAAAATATTATTCTGATGGCGACTACAATAATTTTATTATCTACCCAACACCAGATTTAAATTATTCATACAATCTTTATTACTACGAATTTCCAGTTTTAATTAATGAGATTGAAAATTCTAATTTTTTAACAATAAATGCACCAGAATTGTTGTTTTATTCTTGCTGTATTGATGCGGCAATTATTATTCAAGACAGCCAGCGTCAAATTGATTTTACCAATGCATACGAAAAAATTAAAAGTTCATTTAGTCAAGAAGACATGAATAGAATTAAAGATGAGTTTAGCACTTATTAAAAGTTTGAAAGGTTAATTATAAAATGTCAACGTACAAATATAATCAAGGTGCTGTACAAAATGCTTATGTTCAATATCTAAGTTATACTTTTGGGACAAATAAAACTATTACACTTGATTGGCCATCATCATATTCAAATTCTTCTAATGTTGTTGCTAATTTTATGGAGGTTTTAGATACAGGGGCGCCTTCTAGTGCTACTGCAACCTTTGTTTTGCCAGATACAACAAACGTTTCTGTTGGGTATAACTTTTACCTTTTAAATTCCGCATCAGCAAACGTAAGCGTTAGTAACTTGTCAGGCGATTTAATTGCAACCGTTGAGCCTGGAAATTGCACAGCTTTCTTTTTGTCAGAAAACGAAGACGAAAATGGAAAATGGCTAACGTTTGTTTTTGGTGCTGGGGTTTCAAATGTGGACGCCACATCGTTGGCAGGTGAAGGGTTAGTTTCACAAGGAACAACCTTAAATTCTAACATTAAATTAATCCGAACAAACGTAATGACAAATGTTAATGCTGGTAATCGCTCCGATTTATTTGTGTGGTATGGGGGTGGTGGACCAGCTTTTAAATTCCCAGAAACAGGAGCTGTTGGGAATGGTTTCTTCTTCTCAGTAAACAATCAGGGAACAGGAACAATTACGTTTGAAACACCTAATGCCACAATCGATGAGGGAGCTGTAACATCCTTAGATCCTGACATGTCCTCTTATTTTGTGACCGATGGCACTAACTGGTATTCGATTGGACGCGGCCAGCAAACATTTTTTAGTTATAACGTTGGAACAATAAACCTTACAGGTTCTACATCAGACACTTACAATTTAAATTTATCTCAAGCGAACAAAAGCATTATTTCTTTTATTGGGGATTTGTCCCAAGACACTACAGTGGTTTTTCCAAAAATAGCCTATTCGTGGTACATCTCAAACAAAACTTCTGGTGGAAATACTTTTAAGTTGTTTGTCAAAATGACTGATCAAACCTCTAGCATAGTTATACCTCCTGGTCAGACTATGATTTTTTACTCAGACAACATTAATATGTACACAGCACCAACGATTCTTTTGCCAGAATCAGGTTTTGTGTTTCCAGACGGATCAGCGGCTAATCCCTCAATCACGTTTCAAGGTGATCAGCTAACGGGTTTATATTTGGATTCTGATTCGGATGGAACAATGCTCGGAATTGCAGGAGATGGTAATCGTGTTTTAGAAATTGGCTTTGATACTGATAAAGAAATGTCTTGGATAAATTCTCCCGATAGAAAATTGCTAATTTCCTCAAACGAGGGGGTAAATATTTATTCAGATCATGCTACAATTGAGTCAAGCGATATTCAAATGATTACAGGTGAATCAATAATCACTAGTATGACTAATTATATTACTATTTATAGTCCCGATATTACTATTGGTGGGACAACATTTCTTAACCTAGATTCTCCCACAACAGCTATTGCTGGTACAACATCTCTTAACCTAACGTCTCCCGCAACAGCTATTGCGGGTAAAACAGCGCTTAATCTAACGTCTCCCACAACAGCTATTGCGGGAACAACAGCGCTTAATCTAACGTCTCCCACAACAACAGTTACAGGTAATTTAAACTTAACTGGTAATTTAAGAGTTGGGGCTAACAACATTACATTCCCATTGCCAGCAACTCTTGGTGGACTTGGTGGAAACACTTATTCTTCTAACCTTCAAAATTTAATAACAGGAGCTTTTAACCCAGCTTTAGATAAAGGAAGTGTGGCAATAATTAGCCAACCAGCTGCTGGTAAAATAACTCTTAATACGGTTAAGCCGAGTCCAGACATTCCAAATGCAGGAGTGTGTTTTAACGCAGATGGCAGTTATACCAAATACAGTATTCCAATTTTAAAAATGTGGGATTATACCGTTCCAGCTGTTGATTTTAATGGATCATTGGCTGGGAGTGGAAGTTGGTCTCAGGAAATACCAAGAAGATACGATCCAAACGTCCAACCAGAGCTTTCTAATTTTGGGGGCAGTTTTTATAACATTGTTAGAGACAATTCTGATCAGGTTTTTGAACTTTGTATTTCTTCTACTGAATTTTTAGGTGGAAATGCCATTCCATTTATTGAATTAATGATTTCTCCTGGAATTTCTACAAATTATGCGGATTTTCAGGTTTTGTTTTCTCCTATTTTAGCAGGAAGGCAAGGCGCTTCTGAATCTTTGGGTGCCTGTTACACAAAATTATTTACAAAAGCTAAATACCCATCCGCATTTGTAAATAATAATCAATCATTTTATTTTAGATTAATGAATATAAATCTTTTTGGAACATATTCCACAACAAATTTCTCAGTTTCAATAAAAATTTATCCATCAACGTATTATCCATAAGGAGATTTTCTGATGGAATTTATTACCCAACCATTGCTTTCTCAGCCTGGAATACAAAGGGACGGAACTGTTTTTTCGTCAAAACATTATATAGACGGACAGTGGGTGCGGTTTGTGAATGGACGCCCTCGAAAAATGGGCGGCTACAAATTAATTGATCGCGGGCAGATAAGTTTTGATCTTAATGGAGAAACCATATCTGGTGCTGTTAACAAGATGTTTTCTGTTTCCAAACCTGGAAATTTTGTAAATATCTACCTTGGAAGAGCTGGTGGTGTTAGCTATCTTCCAATCTCCACAGATGGAATTTCTGATGTGGAAGTCAATAGAACTCCTCCTGATCTTGTCGTTAATAAAGACAACAAATGGACCTTTGACCTTTTTACAACTCAAATTGACGGACAAACAATTTCATATATCTGTGGTCATGTCTGCCCTAACAACACAAGCATTTCTAACAATAACAAGGGTAAAATTTATTACGGTGATACGGAAGACGATAATGTCTTAACTTTTATTAAAGATATAGACGGAAACCCAGTTGAAATTTCTGGAGGTATTGTTTTTATGCCTCCCTTCCTTTTGGCTTATGGTGACAATGGTGCTATTTATTGGTCAAAACCAGGAGAAATTGATGGATGGGACGTAAAGAATGATTATTTAATTGTTTCAAACACAAAGCTGGTTAAAGCTGTTCCAGCTCGATCTACCTCATCTACTGCTACTAAAGGGAATGGGTCAAACCCATCAATTATAGTATGGAGTATGGATAAATTATTTTTAGTCTATTATACAAGCTTAGACAATGTTAACACATTTGGTTACAGCGATTTAAGTTCGAATATTTCAATTTTAGCACCAGAATCTGTTGTTAAATACAATGAAATTTATTATTGGATTGGCGATAGCAATTTTTTTGTTTTTAACGGCTCTGTTTCAAAATTGGAAAACACACAGAACTTAGATTATTTTTTTAATAATGTTAATTACAATTATGCATCTAAAATTTTTGGAATTGTAAATAAATATGACGAAATCTGGTGGTTTTATCCATCTGGAGATTCAACTGAATGTGACTCAGTTATTATTTACAATGTTTCTCAGAAAATTTTTTATGACACAAAATTATCAAGGTCCTCAGGCGTAAAACCTGAAAAGTTTTCAAGAATAGTTTTAGCCGATTCTGCTACAATTTTAACACCGACACCTTTAGGGGCAACAAAAACTTACCCAATATGGATTCATGAGTTTGGATTTGACAAAATTGTGGATCAAAACGTCCAATCAATAAAATCAAGTTTTACAACCCATTACATTAATTTGTTTTCAGAAAATCCTCAAAACTCAAAAATGATAAACGTTAAAAGGTTGCAACCAGATTTTTTACTATTTGGTGATATGAACGTAACTGTTTATTTTAAAAATTACCCTGCTGAAACTCCTCAAGTTTTAGGGCCTTTTCCTTTTTCACAAATGGATCACATCATAGATGATATTTCATGTCAGGCAGCTTTAGTCAGTTTTAAGTTTGAGTCAAACTCACTAGAAGGCTATTACGAAATGGGAAATACCCTTTTGAATTTCATACCAGGGGCAACTATAAAATGACACTTCCTATTATTCCTGTTTATATAGAGTTCCATAATTGGGCAAATCAGACAAAATATGACAGGTCTGATCTATCGTTTCCAGATTGTTTTCAAGACACAGATTGGAAAGAATGGGCAGCCCAAGTCATAAACATGAATAATTTAATAACCATACCAATTCCATCAGAAAATGATACGGATTGGAGAGAATGGGCAATTTTTTTCATATCATTGGTATATTGACGTGTTTTTTTTGCAAAAATGCAATATAATTTACGTAAAACTCTTAGGTTGGAAAAACAATGTACGATATGCAGAAATACCCATCGCTTCAAGGTCAATCTCAATCTTTTGCAAGCAATTCTTATATGCCACCTGATGCTCAGGGGGAACAAAGATTTTCTACAGGTGGAAGGGTAAAATCCAGAAGTAGGACTATGATTCCAGTACATTTGAATAAACATGAACAGGACATTTTAGATCATTTGCAGGGTGAGGTTGTTCAAAATAAGAAGAATGGGGCACACATGTACCCAGGCATTGAGGACTTTTTCAAAAACAAGCATATCCGTCATAAAATCAACCATGGTTATAAAGATCACTTGAAAACAGGTGGAAACGTCGATACAGAGACTGCTCATAAAATGATCGATCTTGCTAAAAATGGTCGCTATGGCGATCACAAGATGGCATATATTGGCCCAATGACACACGCCGCTTTTGACTATATGGCAGGACATAAAACGGAAAACCCGAACGATGGGTTGCCAGAATATTGGAGTTTGACAGGGGGATTATCTTCTCTTTGGAACGCGGTAAAAAGCCCGCTTGCGTCTGTCGCTCAAACAGCCCTTCCAATTGCCCAAAGTTATATTGGTAATAAGATGGGGGCAGGACCCATGGGTGATATTGGTCGCTCGGTTTTGGGTCAAGCATCCCAAGTTGCTAATCAGAAATTAAGCAATATTCAGCAACAAGCAGGACCTGTTAGTCCAGCTGTTCAAGGGGCTATGAATGTTGGGCGTTCGATTTACGATGGCTACCGATCTGGAGGAACTCAGGGGGCATTAGATTCTGGAATTCGTTCGGGCATGGATTATGCGCAAAACCAAATCAGCAATCCATACGCTCGAGATGCCATTAATATGGGGAGATCAGTTTACGATGGCTACCGATCTGGAGGAACTCAGGGGGCATTAGATTCTGGAATTCGCTCAGGTATGGATTATGCCCAAAACCAAATCAGTAATCCATACGCTCGAGGAGTTTTAGATATAGGTCGATCCCTATACGATAACTACCGATCTGGCGGAATGAATAATCTTTTAGGACGAACATTTACACAGCCTCAAAATAATTTTTACCCAAGCTATAGCTATTAAGTTTTTCGAAAATGCAAAATTTAAAAAGAATGCCTCCCCCTAATATTTTGGAAAAAGCTTTGGAAAGAGCTAAAGAACAGAAAATGTTCTTAGTCCATATGAGCCCAGATGAGTTGGAGGGGTTAGATAATGCACAAGGCGGTCCAGACATTGATGAAGTCTATGGCATTAGAAGGTATGAAAAACTTGGTTCAATGCTTGAAAATAAAGAGTTTAGAGAAATATTTATCAGAATTTTTTCTGAAGTGTTTAATGATATTGCTGATGACTCAAAATTAAATGGACCTTTAAAAAAAGCTTATGAAGAGGCTAAACGAATTTCGTTGCCTTATAAAAAAACTCCTATGGAAAAAAGCAAATCTTTTAAAATGTTGGGAAATCTTGGAAAAAAAGGCGGGTATGAAAACGACACAGAATTTGCTTTTATTCCTGAAAATTTAACTAAGATTTTAGTTGAATTTATGGGTGGCACGGTAAACGAAAATCCAGAAACAGGATTAATGCAATTTGGTTTGTTTAAAGAGATTATTAGAGTTGGTGGAACAATTGCTGGAGCTGTCATGGGTGGACCTGTTGGAGCTGGAATAGGTAATGCTTTAGGACATATGGCAACAGGTAATTCACTTGGTAATTCTGCTATGAGTGGTTTAAAAAACTTTGGGTTATTTTCTGCAGGAAATGCTATTGCAGGTGCTTTAGGTGGTGGAGCAGGGTTTGGTTATGGACAATTAGCTAAAGGTTTTGCTCCATTTATGGGAGCACAAATGGCACAAGGAGCTGCTCAAAATTTTATGGGTAGTGGTCAAGATGGACAATATGGTGGAATGGGCCAATACGGAACAGGAAATTACATGCCTGCAAGTGAAGTTGGGATTTTAAAGAAATCTGAGTTTGGTGATTTTTCAAAACCACAAGTTAATGTAAGTTCTGCTAACCAAAGTAGTGGTGGTAGTGGTGGAATTTGGGGCGCTATTGAAAACGTAATGAGTAGTAATACTGTTAAGAATCTCATGCCTTTAGTTTCAACTGGGTTAGCTTATATGGGAGACAAAAGGCGTTACGATGACGAGTTGAGAGCTTCAAGAGAGCATGCCAACTACTTAAAAAGTGTTAGACATGAGAGAGGATTTGATGTTCCCTTTAGTCCTAAAAAAATGAAGCGCACACCAAATCCAAATTATAGAGAATTGACAGAAGAAGATAGAGCTTTAGGAAGATATGCCGAACCCGAATATTTTATTGAAGAAGAGAATTATAAAAAAGGTGGCAACGTTCAATACAATTCTGGAGAAGTTATTAAAGGACGTGGCAGCGGACAAGCTGATCTCATAAAAACAAAAGTTCCTGTAAATAGTGAAATTATAGACGCTACAACCGTTAGTATGTTTGGTGACGGGTCAAGCAAGTTTGGCTCTAAAATCTTAAAAAAAATGGAAAAAGAAATCAAAAAAAGCGTTCCAAAAAGTAAAATTAATTCTATTGCAAGTTTTTTTGAAAAAAAACAAGGAAAGGCTCCTGTTTATTTAAGTAACGAGGAGTATAGAGTTGATCCTGTTACTGTTTCTATTTTAGGAAATGGAAATGTTGATGAAGGGTCTAAAATTTTTAGAAGAATGGTTAAAAACATCCGAGCCCACAAAATGAGTAATGGTTTAGGGCTTCCACCGAAAGCTAAAAGCCCATTCGAATATATGAATTTGGAGGGGTAAAATGGGGCCTTTTGATGCACTTAGAAAATCAGGTGTCTTATCCAGCGGACACGGTGAAGTAAGCCAAATTAATGGGGAGCCAAAATGGAGCGATGAAGCCAAACGTGAACGAGTTGAGCGTGCTCGGGGATTATCAAAACTTCCTTATAACCCTTATTCTGGTCCAAGGATTGCTCCATTAACAGATGAGCATCTCCAATCATATAAATTGGTTGAAGATGAATTAAGACGTCGTGGTTCTGATGATACCTACGACACAGTTAGACGTGAGATTGATGCTGCGTCTAAAATGAAAGGTCATGATCAGGCACGTAATTATATTAAAGCTTCTGTTTCTGACCCAACTAGACTTCATGACAAATTTACAAACAAATACCAAAATGAAGTTTTGACAGCAATGAATGAAGAAGCTGCTCGGGATTTTATAGAATCATTACCAGGCCTTGAAAGAACTGCTATTGGACGAGGGGCTTTTGCAAGCGGTGCCTATGATAAAGTTAAATCTAAAATTGCAGCAGATGTTACTGCTAAATTACTGAAGGATAAAGCTTTGTTTAAATCGCAAAGCTATCAAAATGCTATTGATCAAACCAACAGACTTCAAGAAAGACATTTAACAGCTGGACAACTTGCTGCAGGCGTTGTGGGGTCCGACAGGGCTGCATTGATGGAATCTGCTAAAAGAAGAGCAGGTCTTGATCGAGAAAGGATGGGAACAACCGTTGCCGCATCTGCTGCTATGCAAGAAATTGCTAATCAGCGGCAGAATCAAAAACAAAAGGAATTTGATACAGCAAAGCTTGTCCACGAAGAGCGAGAGAATAATCCATGGATACAGTTGCAGCGTGAAACGGCAATCCATCAAGGAAGCGCACCTGTAGGTTTAGAAACCTTAACCTCTGCATCTACACCTGTTGTTCCCCGTGCAAACCCTTATACAGTTGCCTCTGGAGCCCTTAACAAGTTGGCAGAAACAATTATTCCTGGTCATAAATCGGGCGGTAAAGTTAGAAAATTTTCATCAGGGGGAGCTCTAGAACCATCGTACGCCAATAATCCATTTCAAGTTGTTGAAGAAACTAGAAATATTGGAGACAGTGATTTGTATGGTCCAGAAATGAAAGCCATGCATGAAATTGCTGTTAACCAATCTAGAAATCAGAGAAACCCTGATAAGGCCTATTTTAATTCAATGGCATCTGGTCTTTTTAAAGGCGCACATGACCTACCATTTGTGGCTTTGGGCAATGCTATGGAAAGCGCTCAAAGTGCTAAATCTGCGACTCTTACGGAAAATGAAGAGTCTAAAATTAAAGCCTTTAATTTGCTCAAGTTAATGCGAGAGTCCAAAATTGCCCAAGACGAATTTATTGCAGACAATAAATTTAAAGCAATTGACCTTGGTCAAAAAATACGACATCAAAACGAAATTGAACGACACAACAAAACCCATGAGGATTTGTTAAGATCGCAAATTAATAGTAAAAATTCACATGAAGGTCAATTGTTGAATAATGGTAAAAAGTTCTTGTACAACGAAGAGGGAAAACCATACGCTGTCAGAACTGCTGACGACAATAAATATATTCATGGGATCATAGATGCCGTTACCCAAAATGATAGAGCTGTTCAAAAACTTTTAAAGTTTCATAACCAAGCCAAAAAAATTAATACAAACCGTCTTGTTGATGCGTTGTATAACCCTAATAAATCTTGGTCAGGTGTTTTGACAAATGCAATTGCTGGAATTCTTTCTGGGAATCAATCCGCTTTAGAAAGAGCAGACTCACTTTCAACTGATTACGCCCAAGAACAGGCTGCCGCAAACACACGCGGAACTAACTATCAGCTTCAAACTAAACGAGCAAGTAAAGTAGGCATTGGCAACACGCGAGAAACAATTGATATTGGTGTTGCCGAACAAATTGCAGGGCATCAAGAATTTGTAAATGATGCAATGGAAAAAGCCCGTGCAGCGGGTGCATCTCCAGAAGAGATGGCTATTATTCGTGAAAAACTTGATACCTACAATCTTCCAGAAATTAGGTCTATTTTTGAGAAAGCAAATAATTATGAAAAATCTTCTCAAAAAAAGAAAAAACAATTAAATACAAAAAAAGTAGTTAATTCAGTTAAAGATGTCCTTTCTGGTTATGTAAACCCATCAGAAAATGAAGTTTTTGAACCTTCTGAAAAAAAAAAATCTAATTTAGATGATGTTTCCTATAAAGAAGGTGGACATGTTGAAAACAAGTTTTCTTCAGGCGGAAATCTAGAAGAAAGTTCAGATGAAAGTTCAGATGAATCTTCTACTGAAGATGATGATAATTACGACTATTCCAGGTATTTAAAAACTGGCGTTAGAGGTGCCGCAGGAGGCCTTGGGTCAATTTTAGATATTTTAGCCCTAGGTCATAACGTACCCCGTTTTATCTATGACAGAAGTTTAAAAAATTGGGTAAGTCCATCTAGTTATATTAAGAAAGCGTTTCCTAAAGATTGGGAGCCTAAAAACACATCTGAGCGCTATGTGGATACAATCAGCGATTTTGCAGGTTCCGTAATCAGCGGCGGTCCTATTAAAGCTGTTGCTTCTTCCTTGGTTCCATTAACTAAAAAAATAGCCCCATTAGCTTCAAAATCGCCAGAATTTGTTAAAAAAGTTGGAAAAGCTATTTATGGAGGCCTTACAGATAACTCTAAACGAGCACTAGCAACGTCTGTTGGGACAGGCGCTGCTTTTCAAACCCTAGATGAATTGGGTGATGATGGTAAATTAAAACTAGCCTTAACCTTAGGAAGTCTTGGTGGGGCAAAAGCTAAAAATTTTTTTGCAGATAAAAGAAGCGAGGCAGCACTTGGCAAAACCTATATTCAAGATGCTATTGCAGATGCTCAGGGAAAAAAGGTTTTTGGGAACTCCTTAGACGTTACTGAGAAAAGTTTAGGGCAAGACGTCCAAAATATCGTTAATGCTTACGCTAAAAAAAATCAACGCAAATTTGACCAAATGTACAATGAATCGGTCAATCCTGCTCTCCATAAAACAAGCCCAATTGACGTTTCCAAAGCTCTTGAAAAACATTCAGATTTCTTTTCACGCCAGATTAATAAAGTGGACATAGATAACTATCTGAAAAGTGCAGAAGGAAAAAATCTATCATTTTTGCTACATTCAAAAGCAAAAGACTACGACAACCTTCAAAAAGAAATTCTTTCTTCCATGGTTCAAAAAGAATTGTCTAGTGGAAAATCTATTGCAGAAATAGACCCTTCTGAAATGATTAATAGCAATAAAGCATTAAGTTCTTTTGTTCTTCCAAAAGATTTGGATAAATTTATAAATAAATTTAATAAGAATAAAGAAAGTGTAGCTAAAGAACATAAAAAGCTTTTAGCAATGGGCTTTAATACAGATAATTATCAAAACTTATTTTTTAATTCTTATTCAAAATATCCAACAAATATCTCTACGTTACACAGGCCAGAAAATGTTCTGACCAAAGTAAGGGATTATGCATCAGAGGGAAACCACCATTTACTACCAACAGCAGAAAAGCAAGTTCATTTACAAAATGAAGACATTTTAAAGAATAAGGTTCTATACCCAGAACTTGAGCGGTTAAATGACGATGCTTCTCGAAAACTAAGAAATGCAACTAACGAAAATTTCTTTTGGCAAAAAAGAAAATCTTTTGTAGACGAGCTGGCAAATAAAAAGATGGTTCCTGAAAAAACTATTCAAAAAATAGTTTCTGAGCTAAAAGACGGTGCTTATAACCTAAAATTTGTAAAAGGTATTGCAGGAGATAAGGCTTCTGAAATTGCAGATAATTTTAGAAAAGTTATAGCCCTAGATGGCAGCCAATACGACATCACAAAGCTTTATAAGACTTATAATAAATTGCCTGACGACGCAAAAAGAATCTTTACTTTAGGCATGACCAAAGATACACGAAAGCAAATGCTTGAGGGTTTTGATGTTTTGGAAAAAATAGAAAATCTTAAGAAAAAATCTTTTTCTTATGAAAATAACCCAATCAAAACAACCATGGATGTGCCAGGGCTTTCTCTATATTCAAAGCTTATAAAAGCTCTAGGAAGAAAGACTCTTTATAGAGAATTTGATAAAAACCCAGAAAAACTTATTCCATATCTTCTTGGGGAAAGAAAAAACAAAGATATCTTGGCTAAAACATTGCGGAAAAAAGGAAGGTCTAGATTAGTTGAACTGAATAGGGAAAGAAATATTCCAAACGTTAATGACTTAGATGATTCTGATGAATAATAGGGGTTTTTATGGGAAAATCTCTATTAAGAAGATTTGAAAATATTGAAAGTGAAGCACTAAAAACATTTGTTGTTTTACGATCTAATCAAATTATTGACGAGTGTGCGTTTCTTGAGAATGACTTCTACGAATTTATAAAAAAAGCTTGGATTCACTTAGATGGACGGCCATTTGTCGATGGCTGGCACATAGAGGCTATAGCTTTACACCTAGAGGCTTTTTATAACTTAGAAATTGAAAATTTAATTATTAATTTGCCCCCTCGCGTTGGCAAATCCTCTATCTGTTCAGTTCTTTTTCCAGCTTGGGTTTGGGCTAAAAATCCTAACTTAAGATTTCTTTATACAAGTTACTCCGCAAACCTATCAATTAGAGATTCTGTAGCTACACGGCGCATTATTATGAGTGATTGGTATCAAAATTTATGGGGTCACAAATTTAAACTAATGGATGACAATAATAACAAAGTTAAGTTTGAAAACTCAAAGGGTGGATTTAGGCATTCCAGCTGCATTGATGGGTCAAACACAGGTTCTGGCGGAGATTTTAACGTTTGCGACGACCCAAATAACATCAAGAAAATTAACAGCAAAATAAACAGGGATAACGTCAAGGATTGGTTTTCAAATGTGCAATCAACACGTGTTAGTGATTTTAGAACGGCACGCTTTTTAATTACCCAACAAAGAGCTCATGTTGATGATTTGAGTGGTTTTTTACTATCGTCAAGCCATACTAAATGGACTCATTTATCTTTACCTATGGAATTTAACAAAGAAAAAAGGTGCAAAACCGTTTTTCTTAAAAAAATTGGTAAAATATGGAAAGACCCTAGAGAAAAAGAAAATGAGCTTCTTTGGCCAGAAATGATTGGCGATGCAGAACTACTTAAAATTAAACAAGGCTTTAACTTTGACCTCAACACCATTGCTGGTCAGTTGCAAATGGAACCATTTGCAAAAATGGGAAGTATCATAAAGGCAGAATGGTTTAAAAAATGGATTGATCACGATCTGCCAGATTTTGACTACGTTATACAATCCTGGGATACCGCATTAACAGATTCAGAGGACGCTTGCTACTCCGCAGCTACAACTTGGGGGGTTTTTTCTCATTCTGGAAAAAAAAATATAATGCTTTTATCTGTTTTTAACCAAAGAATCAATTACCCAAATTTAAGAAAACGCGCAACGCGTTTATATGATAATTTTAATGATACTGGCGAACACGAACAAGATTTTAAATATAGAAAAAGTCCAGATGTTGTCCTTATTGAGGCAAAAGTAAGCGGATATTCCTTATTTAGTGATTTGATTGATGCTGGCGTCCCCGCCATAAAATTCAACCCAAACAAATACGGGGATAAAATAACGCGATGCAAAATTGTATCACACCTTATTGAAAATGGTTGCGTTTGGTTACAAACTAAAACAGACAATATTTCTCTGAGTAAAAATTCACAAACCCTTGTTGATGCATGTACCATTTTTCCAAATGGTGTAAGTAACGACATTGTGGACACTCTGTCACAAGCTTTTATTTGGATAAAACAGCAAGGTATTTTGAATAATGATGAGAATCAATACGGTTTAGAAAATAGTTACAAAAATATAGAGTTGTGGTAATAAATTTATGAATAATATAGTTTCATTTGTTAATAATAATAAAGATGGAAGCGTTTTAAATCTGGGAAACAACATCTCATATGAAGAAACAGATGATGGCGGAGCCGTTATAAATTTAGATTCGCCAGAAGAAAAAGTCGATGATTTGGATTTTTACGAAAATATTATTGATGTCTTGGATGAAAACGAAGTTCAACAAGCAGGTGTTGAGCTTTTAGAGCTTATTAAAAAAGACAAAGAAACCCAAAGACCATTTTTTCAATCAGTTTCGGAA